GGTCATTCGCACCGCGGGGAAACGCTAGGGTGTGGCTATTCAACATAGGCAACCGATAAACATGAACTATGATCAAGGTTGAGATTCGGGGCTTGGACGCGGCGGTGGCGAGCATTGCCGGGATGCAGAAGCAGGTGCGCTTTGCCGCGGCTGTGGCGCTGACGCGGACTGCGGCGGCGGTAAAAGACGCGATGCCGGCGGTGATGGAGCGCGAGCTGGACCGGCCGACGTCTTTCAGCAAGCGAGGGCTGTTTGTCAAACGCGCGACGCCGGCCACGCTGACGGCGACGGTCGGCTTTATGGATCGCCAGGCCGGTTACCTGAAATACCAGATTGCCGGCGGCACGCGGACGCCATCGGCGCGCGGCATCAAGCTGCCGGGCAACATCACGCTGAACAGCTTTGGCAACATTCCGAAGGGGCTGATCGACAAGTTGAAGCAGTCGGCGCAGGATGGCAGCCTAGGGCGCGGAATCGCCGGACGCCTGGGCCTAAAGAACCGCCGCAAGGGTGCCGCGCCAATCGCGCTGTTCCTCGGCAAGCCCACCGGGCGCGGCTGGGAAAAGGCGCCGATGGGGATCTGGCGCCGCGTGCCCGGGTCACCCGGCAAGCTGATCCCGGTGATCGTGTTCGAAGACACGCCGGCCAGGTACAAGCCGCGCTTCCGCTTCCAGCGGGCGGCCGAGGATGTGGTGCGTCGGGTCTGGGATGTGAACTTCACCAAGGCGTTCGCCGAGGCGATGAGGACGGCCCGATGACCTGGGTTAATTTCCGCGACGCCGAGGCGCAGATCCTTGGGGCTGGCATTTTGCCGGACAAGGATCTGGCGATCGACGGGCGCATCCAGCGCTGGAAGACGGCGGACAGCAAGGGCAACGAAAAGCCGGGGTGGACGCGGCTGCGCGAATGGCAGTCGAAGGCGGGGCATCGCTACGTGGTCGGCTGCTTCGGCATCTGGTCCGGCAACAGCGACGGCTACACCAAGATCGAGCTGCCGAAGAAGGACGACGATCCGCAGCGTCCCGCCCTGACCGACGAAGACATCGCCGCGGCGCGCGAGGCGCAGAAGGCCGCGGCCAAGGCCATCGCCGACGAGCGCAAGCGCGAGGCCAAGGTCGCCGCCGGCTGGGCCGCCCAGGTGTGGGCCGCCTGCACGCCGGCCGCCGATCACGAATACCTGACACGCAAGCAGATCCCGCCCAGCGGCGCGCGTGTGTTCGACAGCGCCAAGGATTTGCGCCTGGCCGGCATCGATGACGGCAACACCTGGCGCCTGCAGAAATCCGTCGGCGCCCTGGTGGTGCCGATGCACGACACCAACGGCAACGTCTGCGGCATCCAGTTTATTTTCCCGGCCGGGCATGAGCGCACCGGCAAGGAATTCTGGCCGACCGGCATGGCCATGGGCGGCAGCTTCGGCATCATCGGGCACCTGCGACGCACCGGCGTGCTGCTGCTGACCGAGGGCTTTGCCACCGCGGCGAGCCTGGCCGCCGCCACTGGGCAGGCCGTGGCCTATGCCTTCAGCGCCAACAACCTAGGCAAGACCGCCAAGGAAATCCGCGCCAGGTACAAGCAGCTTCGCATCCTGATCTGCGCCGACGACGACTACCTCACCGAGGCGAAGACCGGCACCAATCCCGGCGTCTCGTCGGCCCAGCTCGCCGCCAGCGCGATAGAGCTGGCCGACTGGATCAAGCCGGATTTCACCACGCCAGATGGCGCGGACCTGCGCAACGGCAAAAAGCTCACCGACTTCAACGATCTGCAGGTGCTGACCGGGCTACCCCTCGTCCTGGCCAACCAGATCAACGCCAAGCTCGATGCGCTGAAATGGAAAGACGCGCAACCCGTCGCGCTGTCCGGCAATCAGGGGGGCGGGGAAGGCGACGGCGGCAAGGGCCGGCGCGGCGCGATGTCCGTCATGCCGCTGGACGACATCGTCGCGCGCTTCGTGCCGCTGGATGATGGCACCGGCAAGTACGTGTTCGACACCTGGACCAACAAGATCGCGCACCGCGAGCAGATGATCTGCCTGCTGCCGGCCGGCGTGCGCGGCGACGACATCAAGCGCCACCCGGTGTATGTCGAGCGCGGCGCGTATTACCTCGACCAGGTCGGCTTCGATCCGTCTGGCAACGACAAGGGCGTCAAGCTCAACACCTGGCAGGGCTGGCCGATGGAACCGAAGGCCGGCTGCTGCGACCGGCTGCTATCGCTGCTGCATTACCTGTGCAGCGGTGATGCCAACGGCGACGAGGTGTTCCGCTGGGTGCTGCGCTGGATGGCCTACCCGCTGCAGCACCCGGGCGCCAAGATGAGTAGCGCCATCATCATGCACGGCCCGCAGGGCACCGGTAAAAGCACCGTCTGGCAGTGCCTGGCCAAGATTTACGGCGACTACGCCACCGTGCTGAACCAGCGCGGGCTCGAGGACCGCTTCAATTCCGACTGGGTCGATTCCAAGCTGTTCATCCTGGCCGAGGAAGTCGTCACCCGGGCCGAAATGTGGCACATCAAGAATGAGCTCAAAGAGCTGATTACCGGTGAGTGGATACGGGTCAACCCGAAAAACATCGCCGCCTACCGCCAGCGCAACCAGGTCAATGGCGTGTTCCTGTCGAACGAGAACCAGCCGCTGCCGCTGGACAACGACGACCGCCGGCACTGCGTGATCTATACGCCCGACGCCCTGTCGGAAGCCGAATACGATCAGGTGTTCCTCGAGATCGAGCAAGGCGGCGTCGCCGCGCTGTACCACTACCTGCTGCAACTGGACCTCGGCGACTTCCACCCCAAGAAACGCCCGCCGATGACCGAAGCCAAGACCGCGCTGATCGCGCTGTCGAGCCCCAGCGAGGTGCGCTTCGTGCATGAGTGGGCCGCCGGCGAGCTCGGCCTGCCGGTGGTGCCGGCGCGCAGCACCGACGTCTATGCCGTCTACCTGCGCTGGTGTCGGATCAACGGCGAATCGAGGCCTCGGCCAAGCAACCAGTTCCACGGCGCGGTGGCCAGGCTGCCCGGCTGGTCGAAAGGGCAGGCGAAGATCATGGTCGGCCCGACCGATTCCGCCCCGGCGCGGCTGATCTTCCCGCCGGACAACCTGATCGCCAAGGAAAACCAGCACAGCCCGGACAAGACCGAGGTGAGCTGGCGCACCTGGTGCGTCGAAAAGTTCGCCGATGCGCTGAAGGATTCCGCCTTGAAGGCCGTCGCATGAGCAAAAGTAACAGGTACAGCGCCGCCGGTAACAGGTACCTGTTACCGGCGAAAGCCGCGACAGCACTGGTTTGTACCAGGTGTACCGGGTGTACCGCCTTAACGCGCCCGTGCGCGTGTGCGCGACGCGCTCGCTGTTTTTCACGCGCGCGCATTACATTCCTCACGCGCGCCCATAGGGTGGTACACCCGGTACACCTGGTACAACCCAAGCCCAGTGCGGGTCTCGGCGGTAACAGGTATGTGGTACCGCCGCCCGCTACCTGTTACCGCCCCGGGTGCCCGCCATGATCGAGACCAAGGCCGCCTTCGCCCGGCGCATCGGCATCAACAAGAGCAACGTCACCCGCGCTGCGCAGGCCGGGCGCATCGTGCTCACGCCTGGCGGCATGGTCGATGTTGAAAAATCCGTCCAGCGCTGGTACGAAACCAAGGGCGGCCGGGACGACGTGGCGGCCCGCCACGCCGAAAACAGGGGCGCGGTGGGGTCCGTGGCCGGGGCGAAGGCCGAAAACGGCACAGCGGGGCCAAAACCCGCAACGGCGGCGCAACCGGCTGGCGATGGCAACGCAACGGTGCAGGGCGACGGAAACACCCGCACCCGCTACAAGGCCATGGGCCTGCACTACGAAAACCAGTCCATCAAACTGGAAATGGCCTTGCGCCGCGGCCTGCGCTACCCGCTGGGGCTGGTCAAGCGCGAAGCCTTCGGCATCGGCAGCAGCCTGCGCGCCGCGGTCGAGCGCGTCATCGACCAGTGCGCCCCGCGCCTGGCGGTGATGACCAACGACCTCGACCG